AATCATGCAAGCCTACGCTGATGGACGAGTTCGGTAATTTAATTTTTATTAATTTGTAATATATCTAGGAGTATTTAAAATGGGACTCGGAACCGCACACGTAACCAATACCACAGCTAACACGTTCATTCCTGAAATTTGGAGTGATGAAATTGTAGCTGCTTATAAGAAGAGCTTGGTCGCTGCCAACCTCGTTAAGAAGATGAGCTTCAAATGCAAGAAAGGTGACACCGTTCACATTCCTAGCCCTACTCGTGGCGATGCTTCTATCAAGGCTGCATCTACTCAAGTTAACCTGATCGCCGCAACTGAATCTGAAGTGCAAGTTTTGATTAACAAGCACTACGAATACAGCCGTTTGATCGAAGACATCACAGAAGCTCAAGCTTTGTCTAGCCTGCGTCAGTTCTACACTGATGATGCTGGTTACGCTCTGGGTAAGCAAGTTGACTCTGACCTGATCCGTTTGGGTCGTCTGGCTCAAGGTGGCGCTGGTGCTCGTTATGCTGGTGCTTTCATCGGTTCTAACGGTACTACCGCTTACGACTACACCACTGACAACCAAGCTGCTTTGACTGACGCTGCAATTCGTCGTTCTATTCAGCGTTTGGATGACTCTGATGTGCCTATGGACGGTCGTTTCTTCATCGTTCCTCCATCGACTCGTAACACTCTGATGGGTTTGGCTCGTTTCACTGAGCAAGCTTTCGTGGGTGAACAAGGCGGTAACAACACCATCCGTAACGGTGAAATCGGTGACGTGTATGGCGTTAAAGTGTATGTGTCTACCAACGCTGACACACCTACAGACGCTAACGATGGTTCAGGTACAGCTCAACCAGCACGTATCTGTTTGATGGCACACAAGGACTCTATGGTCTTGGTGGAGCAAGTCGGTATCCGCGCACAGACTCAGTACAAACAAGAATACCTCGGTACTCTGTTTACTGCTGACACTCTGTACGGCGTTGCTGAGTTGCGTGACTACGCTTCTGTTGCATTGGCAGTACCAGTCTAATAGTAGCTAAACTGAAGGGGATCCTCACAAGGGATCTCCTTTGGTGTATCTACTAACAGAGGATAACCTTTATATGTCTGCAACCTTTAAATGCCTACTCAGCGGTAACACCGTTACTTTTGAACACCAAGTCGATATTGACTCGATGAAGAACCATCCTGACTACGAACTTGTGGTTGATGAAGTTCCTGCCGATACAGAAGAGCCTAAGAAGACTGTAGGCCGTCCTAAGAAAGTTACTGCTGACACACCAGAGGTGGAGTAATGGACGAGGTTTCAGCTCGTGAGTTTGGTAAGCTAGAAGCACAGGTTGAAGCTCTCCAAGGCGAAGTATCCGACTTACGTAGAGACGTTAAGTGCCTCTTAGAGTTAGCCAACAAGTCTAAAGGTGGTTTCTGGATGGGGATGACTATTGCATCTTTAGTTGGCGGTGGTATCACATTCTTCATGGATAGAGTCTTCAAGTAATAAGGACATAGTATGGCTACTAAGAAACAAACTAAGAAAATCGGTAAGGTTATGGGTGAGTACAAAGAAGGTACTCTTCATAGCGGTAAAGGTGGCCCTGTCGTTAAAGACAAGAAGCAAGCTATTGCCATTGCCATGAGTGAAGCTAAGATGCCCATGCGTGGTCAGCGCACCATGAAGAACAAAGCTAACAAGAAGAATAAGTAATCATGGCATTACCGACTTTCCTCTCTCTCGTGAATGACGTTCTAGTACGTCTTCGTGAGCCACAGGTGAACGCTGTAACAGACACTACTTTGAGTACTCTCGTAGGTAAGTTTGTTAACGATGCTAAACGTGAGTGCGCTGATGCTTACGATTGGGATGCCTTCAACACTTCTGTGACAATCACTACCACAGCTAGTCAATATACTGGTTATACCTTGACAGGCGCTGGTACTCGTTTCCGTGTCACTAACGTACTAGACATTACTGACTACAGTTCATTAACACCTACTACTGTCGATAAGATTGAACGTAGGGTGTACAGTTCCGCATCTCCTCAGAATGCTGATCCTAGTGAGTACGCCTTCAACGGTGTAAACAGCAATGGTGACACTCAAGTTATGTTCTGGCCTATTCCAGTCGGTGTCAACAGCATTCGTTTTAGCTTGGTCGTACCAGAATCTGACATGACTTCAGACACAGACACAACTAAGCTGCCTAAAGAGCCTATCGTCTTAGGTGCTCTTGCTAGGGCTTTAGTTGACCGTGGTGAAGATGGTGGATTGTCTGTATCTGAGTGCTACGGATTAGCTAAGAAAGCTTTGGCTGATGTGATCGCTATTGAGCTGGCTCGTTCCCCTGAAAATGATGCTTGGATTCCAGCGTAATGGCACAACAGATTCAAGCCTTCTCGATCACTGCTCCGGGCTTCTTCGGCCTGAACACGCAGGATAGCAGTCTAGATTTAGATAAGGGATGGGCCTTAGTAGCTAATAACTGTGTTATCGACCAGTATGGACGTATCGGTGCTCGTAAAGGCTACACTAAGCAGCATAGCACCTTAGCTGCTTTAGGTACTGCTGATGTTAAGGTTATTACTGAACTGATTGACGCAGCAGGTAATAGCTACACCTTGTGTGCAGGTAACAACAAGATCTTTAAGTTAGTAGGTACTACTCTCTCTGAAGTTACCTTTAACGGTGTAGGTACTGCTCCTACTATCACAGACAGTAACTGGTCTACAGCTTATCTCGATGGTGACTTGTACTTCTTCCAACGAGGTCATGTCCCTATTGGCTTTGATCCCGGAACTTCTACGACTACTTACTATCGTGTAGACCAAGAATCAGGTTATAACGGTACAGTTCAACTGGCTAATATTATTATCAGCGCCTATGGACGTATGTGGAATGCTGATACCACGACAGACAAAGTAACTGTTCAATGGTCTGACACTAAGAACCCTCATAAGTGGGGATCAGGCACAGCGGGTACATTGGATACAACTACTGTGTGGCCTAAAGGTGGTGACACCATTGTTGCCTTAGCTGCTCATAACAACTTCCTGTATATCTTCGGTAAGCGTAACATACTGATCTATCAAGGTGCTAATACACCAGCGACAATGACCCTTGCTGATGTCGTGACAGGTATCGGTTGTGTAGCTCGTGACTCAGTGGCTAATACAGGCACAGATGTTATCTTCTTGTCTGAAACAGGCCTACGTTCAGTATCTCGTACTATCCAAGAGAAGTCAGCTCCTTTGAATGACTTGTCTAAGAATGTACGTAACGACCTCATTACCGCTGTGGCTGGTGAAGATCCTGCAACAATCAAGTCAGTATATTCCCCTCGTGAGGGTTTCTACTTATTGTCTTTGCCTCTCACAAAACAAGTATATTGCTTCGATGCTAAGACAGCGCTTCCTGATGGTAGCTTACGAGTCACCACATGGGACACTATTGAGCCTAAGAGCTTCTGCCAGCGTTCAGACGGTAGTTTATTGCTAGGTCGTCCCGGATTCATTTGTAAGTATACAGGCTACTACGATAACGACTCAACAACGTATCGTATGCAATATTATACTCAGCATACTGACTTAGGGACTCCTAACATAACTTCTATTTTGAAGAAACTCAAAGTAGTTGTTATCGGAGGAACAGATCAAGTAGTAACTGTTAAGTGGGCTTACGATTTCACAGGTGCTTTTCAATCTCAGTCTGTTAATTTATCAGGTCAATCTGTGAGCTATTACGGTATCGCTGAATACGGAACTGCTTACTACACAGGTGGTGTAGACCTTCAAACCGTTACTGTCTATCCTACAGGAAGCGGTAAAGTTATTCAGACAGGATACGAAGCTGAAGTTAAAGGTTACTTATTAAGTATCCAGAAACTTGAAATTCACGCAAAAAATGGTAAAATAGCCTAAGCAAGGATACATATAAAATGACAGATTACACAAAAGCCACGAACTTTGCCACGAAAGATAGTCTACCTTCCGGCAGTGCTTTAAAGATTGTTCGCGGTACTGAGATCGACACTGAATTAAATGCTATCGCCACAGCTGTTGCAACTAAGACAGACAATGCTGCTGCTGCGATTACAGGCGGTAGCGTCACAGGTATCACAGATCTGGCTGTGGCTGATGGAGGTACAGGTGCTTCTAATGCCTCAGGCGCTAGGACTAACTTAGGTTTAGTTATCGGTACGGACGTACAAGCCTACGATGTTTACACTGCTAAGACAGATGTAGCTCAGTCGTTTACTGCTGCTCAACGTGGTGCAGTTAGCGCACTAACAGACGGTGCAACGATAACCCCTGACTTTGCTGTTGCTAATAACTTTTCTGTAACTCTTGGTGGTAACCGTACATTGGCTAACCCCAGTAACTTGGTGGCTGGTCAGTCTGGTGTCATTAAGATTACTCAAGACGGTACAGGTTCACGCACACTGGCCTTTGGTAGTTATTGGGATTGGGCTAACGGTACTGCTCCAACGCTGACAACGACAGCAAGTGCTGTGGACATCTTGGTGTACTACGTTGACAGCACAACCAACATTACAGCCCGTCTGATTGGTGATCGCAAATGAGCGTAGTTAACGCAACTCCTTTGCTGCTTGGTGATGAGGGCTATCAGATCAGCCGTTCTGTGCGTCTGCGCTCAAGTGCAAGTGCTTATTTCAATCGGACATTTGCTACTGGCTCAACAACTCAGTGGACATGGAGTGCATGGGTTAAGCGCGGCACACTCGGAACTAACGCGTACATATTCTCACCAAACAACGTAAATGGTGAGGGCATCCACTTCAATGCAAGCAATCAGTTTAGCATTGCAATCAATGGCGCTATTTTGTTGGCTAGTACCGCTGTCTACCGTGACCCGTCAGCTTGGTATCACGTTGTCGTTGCATCGGATATGGGAAACGCAACGGCGTCTTTGCGTTGTCGCGTGTACATCAACGGTACAGAAATAACGGCATGGTCTACGGACGCAAGGGCTAGTTATTCGTCTTGGGGTTCATTTAATTCTGCCATTAATCATAATCTTGGCTTAACAAATGCAAACAGTATTTATTTTGATGGATATCTTACAGAAATAAATTTTGTTGGCGGTCAAG